TATGATACTTAGACGTGCAGAAGTTACGGTAATTGCTGGCACTCCTGGTGCTGGTAAGAGTTCTATTGCATTACATATAGCTGCAAGATTAAAACAACCAACATTATATTTCTCAGCTGATACTAATGCACATACCATGGCTATGCGATTGATTGCTATGTCAGGCAAGATGACTCAACAGCAAGCGGAGAATCTATTAAAACATAATCCAGATACTGCTGAGTCTATCCTCGCTAACAACAATCATTTGTATTGGTCATTTGAACCTAGCCCTACACTTAAAGATTTAGATGAAGAGGTTGCTGCATTCGAGACTATGTGGGGTAGAAGTCCTACCCTTATAGTTGTTGATAACTTAATGGACATCTCAATGGATGGACATGAAGAGTTCTCTGGTATGCGAGCAGCAATGAAAGAACTTAAGTACCTAGCAAGGGATACCAATGCATGTGTGTTGGTACTGCACCATACTAAAGAAGGATACGAAGGTAGACCATGTCAACCACGCTCATCTTTGCAAGGTATGGTTAATCAAATACCTGCTATGGTATTAACAGTTGGTCAACAGCTAATGCATGAAGGTAAAGATACATACCTATGTGTAGCACCAGTAAAGAATCGTTACGGTAAGGCTGACCAAACTGGTAACACATATGTTACTTTAAGTTTTGAACCAGGTTCCATGTATCTAGAAGACACGTATAAAGATTATCAGCAAATAGAAATGCCAGTATGAGTTCAGCCTCTAAAGCTAAAGGTAGCCAAGCAGAACGTGATGTAGTAAAATATCTTAAAGAATGGTTCCCTTATGTAGACCGTCGCTTAGCTGGTGCAACACTAGATAAGGGCGATATATCTGGTATACCTGGAGTCACAATAGAGATTAAAAACCACGCCAAGATGGACTTGGCGGGGTGGGTAGAAGAATTATTAGTCGAGATGGCTAATGATAAAGCTTGGACAGGTGTAGTGGTACACAAGCGGAAAGGCAAGGGGAATCCATCCGATTGGTACGCCACTATGCCTGTTCAAGTATGGATAAATTTACTAAGGAAGGTTACTGATGGAAGAGAAGCACAAGGTAAGTGATTACTTAGCTTATCTAGGCGCCAGCCTGCCGTCAGATGGGCATGGCTGGCGTAAGATGAGATGTCCTTTCCACGAAGATAGGACTGCATCATCTGCAATTAACTTTGAACTTAATAAGTTTAAATGTCATGGTTGCGGTGTTGCTGGAGACATATATGATTTAATAAAAGAGAAGAGGGGCGGTACATTAAGTGAGGCTATCGAATTCGCACAGACAATTTCTACTTCGGGCAACCCAACAGTACGCTTCTCAAATAGAGGTAGCAAAAGACTATCTACTAACCCGACATCTCTCGGTAGAAGAGGCACAAACATTTCATCTAGGGGTAGTAGTTGACCCTATGCCGGGCCATGAGGGCTTTAAGAATAGATTAGCTATACCTTACATAACACCTAGCGGTGTAGTTGACATTCGTTTCCGTGCAATGGGAGATATAGACCCTAAGTACATGGGAATGGTAGGCGCAAAGACAACCATGTTTAATACACCAGCATGCTTTGTGCAATCTAAATACATATGTGTAACCGAAGGAGAGTTTGACTGCATCATGATGTCAGTTAAAACTAATCACCCTACGGTAGGTATTCCAGGTGCTAACAATTGGAAGCCACACTACTCACGCATACTAGATGACTTTGATATGGTTATTATATTAACTGATGGAGATACAGCAGGTGCAGAGTTTGGCAAGAAGATAACAAGAGAGTTACCTAACGCAAATGTTATCGCAATGCCAGAAGGTGAAGACGTAAATAGCGTGTTCATTAAACTAGGAAAGGAATGGATAGATGAACGAGTCAGAAATTGTATTGCTTCTTGATGAAAGTATATGGAGTCATGTTGAACACATGAACAAGTCAGTTGGTCTACAACTAACAGAAGATAAAGCTTTAGATATATTGGGTGCCTTGTATGACATCTACCATGTCAACAAGGAAGATAAAGAACAAGCACAAGAATTGCTAATAGGTTTAGCAGCACTACTAGTAGCCGCTCCATTGGGTCAAGCCGATAGAGTATGGGAAGAACTAATGGTTCATGAGGGTATGAGAAACTTCGAGCTAAGTATGGAGGATTTACTTAATGGAAAACATGGAGCATAATATAGACGTCATCATTGCAGACCTCAAGAATTTACTACTAAAGAAGCAGCACGATTACGGTCCGCTCAACATATCTAACGCACCCGGTGGTCCTATCAATGGACTACGAGTACGAATGTATGACAAACTAGCAAGGATTAACAACCTTTACGAGAAGGGTGGCGACACGCCGAACTACGAATCTATCGCTGATTCCTTCATGGACCTAGCAAACTATGCCATAATAGGACTATTGGTTCAAAACGGACAATGGGAAGGCTTGCCTAATGGCAACACATCAACGCCGAATAGTAATATTGAGCGACCTGCAAATACCTTATCAAGACGACAAGAGTGTCAATGCAGTAATGAAGTTCATCAAATGGTACAAGCCCCACGAATTGTGGTGCGTGGGTGATGAGCTAGACGCACCCGAACCTTCGCGTTGGAATAAGGGTATGGCTGGTGAGTACGCACCAACCTTACAAGATTCAATTGATTTAACGTACAACATAATGGCAGACTTTAGAGCAGCACTCGGTAGAAATAAACCGTTTGTTATTCAAAGGTCTAATCATACGGATAGAATACAGACTTACATTAGGAAATATGCCCCGGCATTCGGCTCTCTTGATACTCTCAAGATAGAAGAATTGCTGGGGTATCATTCTTTAAACATACAATACCTGCACAAATTTAAAGAACTTCTACCAGGCTGGGTAATGGCACACGGTGATGAAGGCAGGTCAATACAAACTCCTGGAAGTACAGCTATGTCATTAGCTAAAAAGCTAGGTAAGAGTGTTGTATGTGGACACACGCACAAACTGGGACTACAGCATGAGACTACTGGACTATACGGTAAGAATAAAACTATCTATGGTATGGAAGTCGGACATCTTATGGACATCAAGCAGGCAAGTTACTTAACCTCTGGCATAGCTAACTGGCAACAGGGCATAGGTATTCTAGTAGAAAAAAATCGCAAGGTAATTCCTTATACTGTACCTGTTATCAATGGAGACATCAAGCTTCCATGAAATACAACATCGATAAATGGTTAGATTATAAAGACATGATGGTACAGATAGCATCAGAGTATAGGAAAAAATATCCTATGGTTGAGGCAGATGACCTGCAACAGGAGATGTATCTCTGGTTTGTTACCCACCCTAATAAGTTTAAAGAGTGGGACGCCCTTGATGAAAAGGATAAGAACAAGCTTATGGCTAAGTCATTACGTAATCAATGCCTTAAGTATTGTGAAAAAGAAAAAGCTAAGAATCAAGGCTACGACCTGACAGATTTATATTACTATGATGTATCAGTCGTTGAAGCTTTCCTGCCCTCAATTATTACAGAGAGCTATGAGATGCCTACCAAGATTAAAGATTTAAATCTTAAGTTTAACAATGGCGCAATAAATGATGGCATGAACTGGCTTGCCCTGCGTTCTGATATAGCTAAGGGTTACTACAGATTGCCGGAATCCAAGCAAAACATACTGCGCCTTCGCTACATGAATGAACAGACTGAATGGTCTGAGCTGGCAGAACATATGGGTACTAGTAGCGCAGATGGTGCACGTAAGAAAGTCGAGAGAGCCTTGGCTTCTATAGTACAAAACCTAGGCGGTTGGCGTGCTTACTTTGACCAGGATATACAAGATGAGAATCAAGAGACGAAGCAAGAAGAAGTATAACGCTGACTACAGAGGCATACCTACAGAGGTATGTCCCTGTGGCTCACAGTTATGGAATCTAAAAGTAATGTTTCAGGAGCAAGTAATATCTATGTACTTTCTGGATATGGAGTGTGCCCTTTGTGGCAGCTTAGCCACTGCTCCTACTGAAATAGACGGATGTGATTAATGCCTACCTATGATTATAAGTGTGATGTATGTTCAAGTCAACAGGAGATAGCAAAAGAAATAGGTGATGAGTCTGTACCTACATGTTGCCAAACAAGTATGACAAGAGTATGGTCTGCCATACCAGCCATCTTCAAGACAGGTGGCTTCTACAAGACAGGCGGATAATGGGGCACTTTAATATAGATGAATACAATAACTACATAGACCCTGCAGAAGAACAATGGAAGTTAGAAGCTAGATGTGCTAACACAGATACCGAGTCTTGGTTTGTAAATAAAGGTGAAGACTATGACACTGACATATTAAATAAAATTTGTGGAGAATGTTCTGTTAAGCTTGCTTGTTTAGAGTATGCTGTTAAGTACAGGATGGCAGGCTACTGGGCTGGTACTACTGGAGATGACAGGAAAAAGTTAAGGGCAGTATAATCCCCTACTAACATAGGGTATTATACTGTACAGTACAGTACAGGACAGGGAGACACGCAATTAAGAATTCAGATTTTGATTTAGACTATCGCAATGGTGTGCAAGGAGAGAACCTTGTTAACACCTTGCTTACTGGTGGTAGGACAGTAGAAGTTAAGACAGATTTTAAATGGATTAACACTGGCAATCTATATATAGAGACAGAATGCTGGTATGTATCTACTAATAGTTGGCAAGCATCAGGTCTATCAATAACCAAAGCAGAGTACTGGGCATTTGTATTAGCTGACTCTGTTCTCATGGTGCCTACCAGGTTACTGCGCCTAGCCGTAGAGATAGAGGGACATCCAATTAGCTGTCAGATACCACCTAACCAGAGCCGTGGTTACCTAATTAAGCCCGAGTTATTGCTTCAGACAAACAGAAAAAACCCCCAGTCCTAGGGGTAAGCCTAAGTCCGGGGGTTCTCGTCTCTCTAAACGGCCTTTAAAGCCCGATTAAGGGTATGTAATTACTTGCTACCAACACCAAATTCTGGTGATGATGGGTCTAATGCCTTCAGAACTGGTCCTGCTACTGCTGCAACACCCGCTAATGCAAGTGTCTTTAGGTCAGTTACGCCAGAAAGATATAGCGCAAGTACGGCAGCAACGGCTGCACGTAAATAAGTAGCAACAATTGCTTTTAATTTAGTTGTATTCATATTGTCCTTTAAGGGCGAGCAACGCCCATTACGAGGGAGTAAGCACGTTTCTTTAGAAACACACCATCTCCATTGGATTGACTGCCCTTATTATCCCCTGAGGTATTACCCTCATAGACCATAAGGTATTTTTTCCCATCGTTACTAGCACAGATACCAACATGGTCAGCCTCTGCATCAGCATCGAATTGGAAGAATACTACATCACCAGGCTGGGCCGCGCCAACTGGGACTATCTTGTTTTTACTTGTAAACCATTTAAGCCCTGCTTGACAGGAGGCAAATCCTTTTTTGGTTTGGGCTGCTACCTTAGGTGCTAGCCCTGCTTGGTCAAAACACCAAGATACGAACATGGCACACCAAGGGTTATTGTTTAACCCATACCACTTGCCATACATACTGTCATTGTTTTTGCCTATTTCTTTATATCCAAGTTGAGACTTGGCTATATCTACTACATTCATTTTTGTCCACCTTTTAATGATTGTATTACTAATTCTGTTAAAAATTCTACTTTATCGTCCAGTTGATTAACTTTATCACGGAGGCTTGAACCTCCATTTGGTTTAAGTTCAGCAAGGTAATGCTTTACCATCCATCTAATCGCAGCAGCAAGGGCTCCAACAAGTGTTGTTATTGCTACTACTAGTGCTGCGTAATCATTCGGTGTCATTATACTGTCCTAATCATAATATTTATGATTCCTCCAAAGCCATCAAATCGTCTATCAGGTGGTGTCATACGAGTAAAAGAAATCTTTTCTATAACTGCTTGCAATGATTCAGATGTAGTTAAGTCTTGGAATGTAATAACATCACCAGTCTTTTCAATCTCTTCTAGTAATCTAATACGGTCAAATGCTCTACCCTCATAGCCGACAACAGTATTATATCTATCTGTCTCTACATCAAAGCAGTAAACAGGAAATTCAATAACTCTTACACGAGGTGTAGCAATAGTTGCTTTAGCCTGATAACCTTTGAAGGTAGGGCCAAGTGTAGTAGTTGTAGCATCACGGGTTAATGTAAATTTATAGGCTAAAAATTCTTGTGCCACAGCAGGAACAGAGGTAGTTATCTCAACTGGGTTAACATCTGCGTTATAAACAATATGGTCATATTCTGTCTCAGTACCATCATTGTTAGTTCCCACGCTAGATAGGGTAGTTTCTCCTACATTAAATGTACCTCTACCAATTAAACGTTTAAAGTTTTTAGGCTCTAAAGTTCCATAACGAATTTTACCTGTCTTGATATAGCCAGATGGGGCTAGAACTGTAGTTGATTGGATAGCAATACCATTGCTACCAGATGTAGTAAATGCTATTTGATTTGAATTACCTACAAAATCTACGGTAGTAGCATAGCCATCTACTCCACTAAGAAATGTGTCGGTAGCATAAGCAAAAAGCAATGTTTCAATTTCTTTACTTAAATCAATTCTATATAATCCAGGACATCCACCAATTGAACCAGTCGCATAAACAAATTTATCTCTAAATGCAAAATCTAATCCTGTATTTGCTGCTTCAATAATTAGTGGTCCATATGATAAATCACCAGCAGTATTAGCACCTTCTGATATAGAAGCAACACGAATACCTTTATTAGTACCAATTACTAAATAGCCTAGGTAAGATTCAATTTTAGTTACATATTCACCACTAGGTAATTTTGCTGCAACAATACCTGAAGTAAGAGTTGGCATAACGCCAGAAGTAGATAAAACAAATTTATAAATAGCAGATTCACCACCAAGATAACCAGCGGCATAGATGGCAGAACCACCTTCAGATATGGATGTCCAAGTCCAATCAGAGTTTGGGTGTGTATATGTAGCAGTTGGTAAGGCTCTACTTGTTCCTTTAGTACCAGTTAACTCATAGATACCTGCGCCTACACCAGCAACAAGACGTTGTTTAACCCAACCAAGTACTACTTTCTCACTACCAGTAGCATAATATTCTGAGTAGCCAGCAGTAGGGTTTGAAATTTCACCTGAATAAATGTGGTCATTATCTGCTACGAATAGATGTGCGCCATCTGTTGCAATAGCAAGGGTGGCGGTATCTAGTCCAGCAGTAACTACGTGTGTATAAGTAACAGCAGTTCCAGTAGGGGTATAGTTTTTAATAGTTGTATTTGCTGGAGTCCAACCAAGTATTTTATCTGTGCCTGCATCTACTATAGATAAAACTTTATAGACACCAGTAGTAACACCAGTAAGGGCTGCTGTCTCTTTAAGTAGAGTTACTTGTCCTTTAGTCCATACATCTACGTTAGAAGAGTCAGCAAATCTGTGTGCTGTTGTCTCGCCACCAGATGGGTCATAGAACTTAATACCTGTACCACTATGGAAAGATGATTGACTTCTAATCCACCAACCAGTAAGTGATTGCTCACCTGGTTCTTGGTTATTATCAAATTGTTCTTTTTTATAAGGAGCAGTTTGTCTTATGTATGGCCTAGCATCTGATACTGCATAGATGAATGGCATACCACCAAGGGCTACATCATAGGCTACATCTGTATTTGTCCAGACGGAACTGTCTGCTGTAATACCAAGGTCAACGGCAATAGAACGACCAATACTGGCAGTTGCCGAGCCTCGTCCTTCGGTTATATCACGACTGACCACAGTGCTCCTTTAAATAGAAAACCCCGCCAAAGCGGGGCTATTAATAATTGTTAAAACTTAAAGCGCAGGAATTTCAACCCAAGAGGTTGTATTTTCATCCCAGCGATAGAACTTGTCATCTACTGGCTTAGCAACTGGTGTTTCCCAT